CATATTTTTTGCGAGCGGAGCGAGCCTTGCGCCTTGCGCCCTGCGGCCCGAACGCCAAAGGCCCAGGCGCTGCGCACCTGGGCCCGAAGGAAAGAGGCTCATTCACCCAAGAGCCAGGGGATTGGTTTAACGCTCGAGGATCCAAGCGCCGATGCACGCAGCGATAATGAACCCGCATAAGAATACTAGAATAGCCATTACTCTTCCTCTAGTTTTTTGATCAGCTGCCTGACCGCCCAGGTAACAGATAATGCGCCTCCGATCTCGGCGTGTAGCCAAGGATCGCCTTCACATTCTTTGAGTAATTCTTTTAGATCGGTCATAAATTGTTCGTTTGTCATATCGGTTCCTTCCTTATAGAAAAGCCCCTGGCGCGTAGACTCCAGATATCGGAGCAGCCAGGGGCGGGGTTCAGTTTATAACGCTGGGATGTTCTCTTGTGGCGCACCATACTCGTCGCACCATTCTGGATCCGCGTCGATTAGAAAGCCTCTGTACAACCGAGTAATATCTCGAGCGTAGGTATCACCAAGCTCGTAGCTACCGTTGGGCATCATGTCCGATGTCGCGGCTACAAACCAGCGAGCGTAGGGATCTTTCTGTTCCGCAGCGGAGTGCTTGTACGTTTTTAGAACCTTCCACACCATGCCGTGATCGTTTGCATATGTAGCGTAAGGTGTATCCGCTGGGCGGGTTTTTCCAAATGAAGTTCTTGGCATTGTTCTTTCCTTTCCTAATTGAACAAGTAGAGTGTAGCCCAGATGATACTGGGCTACAAGTTTTTTATGCAAGCTTGTCGAACTCTTCGATCAGCTGATCATACATCTTCGCAGCTTCGTCGCGTCGATCAGACATAAGCATCATCATCATGAACTCGAGCTTGAACTTGAGACGGTTGCCTGTTGATTGCTTGTCTGTTTGTGTTTCGTTTTCCATCGTTCTTTCCTTTGTTGAATGTGGGGGACCGTGGTCCCCCTGTTGAATTATACCAGTGTGAACTTCTTAACTGATGTTTCCTTAGCGTATTTCTTCCACACTGTTGGGCGGTTCTCTTTCCACCATGCCAGCGATGGTGCGCTCATCCGAACCGTGTATGACCATGTAGCCCATCCATTGGCTACTGATGCGACGCGCAGCGCGTCACGTTCTTTGGTGGCCGTTTTGATCTGAGCTTCGAGCTCCGCGATCCGTCCGAGTGTTTCGATCTTGTCCATCTTTCTTTCCTTTATTGACTGTAGCGTCCTTGCTACATCTATAGATGTAGAGCATGGATATCAGATAGTCAACACCTAAAACGCAATTAATTACAAGTTTTATCAATTAATTTCATCCATCCGGCGCCATCTTTGGGGGTTACTCCGCCCGCCCGCGCCCGCCCGCGTCGCGGGCGCCGACCCCCGCACCCCCCTTTTTGGGGGGTACTGCTGCTATATGCGACTTATATACATGGTTTTGTAAAATCATTCGGGGGTAATTTCATTGGACTTGTATCCAGTGCACAAGTGCCGAGAAAAATCGCCCCTATATTTTCATTTGGGTTTGTTATAAACTGCATCCAACAACCGAGGAGCGAGGATCATGTCTTTTGCACAGATAAACCAGATGGGTGGTTTGATGGCTGCGCCGCAGCGTCCTGCGAATCCGTTTGCGGACAATGCTGATTACATGGCTTTACAGGAGTATCAGAAGAGTTTGGGTCCTACTGAGGATGAGTTAGCGCGTCTTCGCGAATTGCAGACTGCGTTTACGTCTAGTGATGCGTATCAGAGTCATCAGCAGGAGCAGCAGCAACGTCAGCAGATGATGCAGATGATGCGTCAGCAGCAGCGTGGGATCATGGGTCAGGCACCTATGCAGATGCAGCGGCAGGTTCCGATGATGCGTCATCCTATGCAGCAGGGTGGTTATGGTGGTGGTTTTGGTCATCAGCAGATGGGGAACAACACGATGCAGATGTTGGTTGCTTTGTTATCGCAGGCTTTTGCTGGTGGTGGCGGCGGTATGCAGCAGATGGGAGGTGGTTATGGTTCTCAGCAGGCTTATGGTCAGATGCCTCAGAGGCAGTTGGGAGTGATGCCGAGTGCGGGTCAGATTACTTTTGAGGGTCCGACGGCGAATCGTGCTCAACCTCAGAACATGCAGCAGCAGGCATATGCTCAACCGCAGCAGGCTAGTCCGTTTGGTGGGGCGGCTCGTGGGTATTACGCTTGACCGAGTACCGGGAAGCGCGGCCCGAGGATCTTGAGGCTATATTGGAGTTGTGTTGGGAGATGCACTCTGAGACTGAGTATTCGAAGTTTGAGTTGGATCGGGGTCGTGCGGCGGAGTTTGTGGGTCGTATGATGGATGATGGTTATGCTGGTATTGCGGTTGATGATGGAGATGTTGTTGGGATTTTTTTGGGTGGTGTGATGCCATTTTGGTTTTCTGAGCAGTTACAGGGTTGTGAGTTGTTGTTTTATGTTCGGGAATCTGCGCGAGGTGGATTTGTTGGAAAACGTATGGTAGAAGGGTTTAAGTCTTGGTGTGAGTCACGAGGTGCGGTACGCACTGTTTTGGCTATATCGAGTGGAGGCGACATAGATCGGAAGGGTAGATTTTTGGAGCGGATTGGGTTTGAGCCTATTGGTGGCTTATATGCGAGGGATTTGGTTTAATGGGTTTACCTGCGTTTTTAGTTGCTGCGACAGCGATTCTTAGTAGCGGCGGTGGCGGTGGCGGTGGCGGCGGCGGTGGCGAAGAAGAAGTCAAAGTTGCAACCGTTGAGCCGGACTCTTGGGAAACGTGGTCTGCGGACAACACTGAGGGTTCTTTTGGCGACAGGTTCAACCAGTATAAGAAGTATGTTGCCGACCACAAGGGCATGACGTTAGACGAATTGGACTCTACGGAAACTAAGGGTGGCAACAGTCTTTGGTCGAATTATGCACCGGATCATGTTGTTTCTGATTACACGAACAGGATGCATGCTACTGAAGCGGACATGAAGAACGATGATCGTTCGTTTTACGACCAGCGTCTTCGTGAGGGTACGACGGATTTTGACAGTTGGTTGTCTAATCAGAACGCTGATGTAAAGAACTCTGGTTACGGGGCTCAGTACCAGAGGTACAAGAGCCAGACGAATGCGATATTGAATCAGCGGCCTGCTTGGATGGGTGAGGATGATTCTTCATATACGACGTTTAGTTCGTATGATCCAGGTTTGTTTGTTGCTGGTGAGGATTATGGGGACTTTGCTGGTTCGTATCGGAATCAGGGCGAGGCGGATAGTAAATTTCGGAATTACTATGCGGAGCAGATTGGGAACTTTGGTTATGGTAATCTGATCCAAGACGATATGGACAATGCGGGTTATTTGTCTGCGTATAACGAGGCGAAGGCTCGAAATAACTATGGTTCGTTGATCACGGGTCTTGGTTATGGGTCCACTTATGATTCGAGCATGACTTCTGGTCAGTTGGAGACGTTATGGGCCGAGGTTCAGGAGCGTGATCGTTATAAAAATCTGTTGGATGAGATGGGTTATGATTACGATGCGTCGGATGATTCGACAAGTTTGGGTTACAACTACAATCAGGCTGTAGCGATTGAGGACACGAAGGCGAAGTTGAAGGCTGCGCAGGACGCGTATAGTGTTTTAGAGGGGACGTACAACTCCACTGTGGGTGAAATGGGCGAGTTGCAGGGCGAGTTTGATACTTTGTTCGGGGATTACGGTTCGTTGACCACGGATTACGGTACGTTGCAGGGCACTTATGACACGTTGAGCGGTCAATATGGAACTCTTGAGGAGTTACAGGGCACGACCAAGAAGGATTTGGACGCGAAGGCTGGTGAGTATGACACGTTAAGTGGGTTGTATGATACGCTTACGTCTAATTACGGAACGATGTCCACGGACTATAACACTGCGCTTGGTGATTTGGATACGTTACAGACGAACTATGGTACGTTGTCCACGGATTATGACACGTTGAGCGATGATTTTGATGCGTTGACGGGTGTTCAGACGAAGACGTTGGCTGATTTGGAGGCTGAACGTGGTGTTGCGGAGGGTTTACGTCGGGATGCTCGAGGTGTTCAGTCTCGTGCGTTCTTGGCAGATAACGCAGCGGACCGTGAGAAGCGGATTTCGTCTGGATTGGGCTCTATACAGGCGCCTACGCAGCCCGCTTATACGCAGGCGATGGATGCTTTGAGTGACACGGCCCTTGATCCTGGGCAGTATAGCTTGAAGCCTATAGATTTTACGGGTGGATTTGATCCGAATGTTTTCCAGCCTACTCCGATGGGTGGTCAGATGGGCCCTGATGCGTATGGTACGACGGATTACACTGATATATTTGCGGGTCCTCAGATGGGGATGTCACAGGGTGGATTTGACTTAAATCAGTCATTTAACCCCTATTTTGATGCTTTAAACACGGAATATGGGGTAGAAATACCCTCTGCCAGCTACGGACTTCCGGCCATAGGGGGGATAAAATAATGAGTTTATACGACGATATAACCATGGGCCTTGGGCTTAGGGAAAAGGACGACGCGTACCACGAGCGTACAGCTAGTACGATTGCGAATAATCAAGGGCAGGCCGCAGCGGATAGGTATACGGCGAACAATCCGCCATCGGATTCTGGGACCAAGATGAAAGCGCAGCCTGTTTCGGAAAATTCAGCAAGAGCAAATGCATATAAGCAGTACGCGGACAGCATGACGCAAGCGGGTTTAAGGAACCTTGCTGGTTCGCCGTCTTTGGGGATGAACGACAGAGATTCTTCTGGCAACAAACCTGTTGTCGGACAAGGTTATGATCCGATTACGAAGACTGGGTATACAGATACTGCGGGGGAAATTCTTCTCAACGAGGGCCCTAACATAGTGCAGCGCACTATCAGAGACAGCATGATTGGCAGAGGTGCTGCTGCGATTGCTGGGGTTGATCGAGAGAACGACAAGATTGTTAATACTGTTGGTGGCAAGCCTATTTACCAAAAGGCTGACGGAACGTATTACTCTATTAATTCGCTGGGCTTGCCCTATGACGTTGCTGGAATCGACACGTTGGACGAGGATCCAATGCAGGTTCAGAAGCGCGAGTCGATTATGGCTGGTATGGGTAGTGGTGATGATGATTCTCCGGCCCCGATTCAGGATGCGGGGCCCGCGGATCCATGTCCTGATGGGTATGTGTACGACGAGGATCAGATGATGTGTGTGATTGATCCTGATACTGGGTTACTTCCTGATTCTCCTTCGGCTCCGACGTATGAGTTACCTGATCCGATGAACGTGACGCCGGGTGGAAACCCTGGGTACACACAACCTATAGGCAATTTTATACCAACTCCATTACAACCCATGGCACCTAATCCGATTCAGCAGCAGTTAACGCAGATGAATCAGATGATGCGCGGCCCACAGCAGCAACCGCAGCGGTCTGGCTTGGCTGGAGCTAATACAGGGATTATGCAGGTACGTCGATGAATCTACAGGCTTTACCGGAAGACGCGTTAAAAGAGATACTGGCGTTAACGGAAGCCAAAAAGACGCTGGATTTACGCGAGGAAGCGTCTGAACGGTTTATGCCGTTTGCGCATCATGTGTATGAAAACTTCATTGAGGGTCGGCATCACCGGATTATTGCGGAAAAACTTGAACGTGTTGCACGAGGGGAGCTCAAGCGATTAATTATTAACATGCCTCCTCGGCATTCGAAGTCGGAGTTTGCAAGCTACTTGATGCCTGCTTGGTTTCTAGGTAGAAACCCGAAATTAAAAATCATTCAGGCCACGCATAATACTGAGTTGGCGGTACGGTTTGGTAGAAAAGTAAGGGATTTGATTGATGATCCAGCGTATAAAGAGGTTTTTCCAGAGACTAACCTCAAGGAAGATAACAAGGGCGCGGGTAAGTGGGGCACTGACAAGGGTGCTGAATACTTTGCGGCGGGTGTTGGAGCGGCCATTACGGGCCGTGGTGCGGATTTACTCATCATTGATGACCCGCATTCGGAACAGGATGCGTTAAGCGAGAGCGCGTTCGACAACGCGTATGAGTGGTACACATCTGGTCCACGGCAGCGTTTGCAGCCGGGGGGTTCTATTATTCTGGTTATGACTCGCTGGGGTAAGAAGGATCTTACTGGTCGTTTATTGCAGGCTCAGACTGGCGATAAGATGGCGGATCAGTGGGAGGTCGTGGAGTTTCCTGCGATTATGCCCAGCGACAAGCCGTTATGGCCGGAGTTCTGGGACAAAGATACGTTGTTGTCGATCAAGGCGTCTTTGCCTGTGGGCAAATGGAACGCGCAGTGGCAGCAGCAGCCTACTGCATCTGAGAGTGCGATTATCAAGAGAGAGTGGTGGCAGGACTGGGACAAGGAGAAGATTCCTCGTTTGGATTATGTTTTGCAGGCTTATGACACGGCGTTCTCTAAGAAGGAAACAGCGGATTACAGTGCGATCACGACTTGGGGGGTATTCAAGCCCGAGGATGGTGGTCCTGATCATATCATACTTATGGACGCCCGCAGGGGTCGTTGGAACTTTCCTGAACTAAAGGAGATTGCCTATGAGGAGCACGAATATTGGGAGCCGGATATGGTGTTGGTCGAAGCGAAAGCGACGGGAACGCCACTTATTGACGAGTTGCGGCTTCGTGGTATTCCAGCCTTGGGCTTCTCACCGGGCAAAGGTAGTGATAAGGTAACGAGAATGCACATGGTTGCGCCTCTGTTTGAAGCAGAAATGGTGTGGGCCCCTATGCACGAAAAGTTTGCTGACGAGGTCGTTGAGGAAGTAGTTTCATTTCCTAATGGCGATCATGATGACTTTTGTGATAGTATGACCCTAGCACTGATGCGTTTTCGTCAAGGCGGATTTATTTCGCTGCATGGTGAGGACGAGGGCAGCTTAGAATGGAGGCCCCGTAAGAGGGAGTATTATTAATGGCTTTACCACCTAACATGGTCGCACCGGGGCTTGACCTCGATGACACAGCGGGACTTCCAGACGTAGAGATTCCGGTAGATGAGCCGATGCAGTTCCCCGGGGGTGCAGAGGTTATTGACGACGGTCAGGGCGGCGCGATTATTCAAGCGTTGTCTGAGGCGGGGCAGTTGCCCACTCAGGAGGAGTTGATTCCGTTTGACGCAAACCTTGCTGATTTCTTGGATGACGGGACTCTGGGAGAGTTGTCGAGTGACTTGAGGGCTTTGTACGAAGAGGATTTGGATTCCAGATCTGAGTGGGAAGATACTTATGTCAAAGGCCTTGATCTACTTGGTTTGAAGACTGAGGAGCGGACGACTCCGTTTGAGGGCGCGAGTGGTATTACGCATCCGATGGTTGCTGAGAGTGTTACGCAGTTTCAGGCGCAGGCGTATAAAGAGTTACTGCCTTCTGGTGGTCCGGTTCGCACAGGTGTGCTTGGAGCCAAGACTCCCGAGCGTGAGCAGCAGGCTACGCGTGTTAAAGATTTTATGAACTACCAGATTACTGAGGTGATGGAAGAGTATGATCCGGATATGGATCAACTGCTGTATTATCTCCCGTTGAGTGGTTCTACTTTTAAGAAGGTTTACTTTGATCCGACCAGACAGCGGGCGGTATCTAAGTTTATTCCGGCGCAGGATTTGGTTGTACCGTATTCGGCGTCTGATTTGATGACGGCGACTCGTGTGACGCATGTTTTACGCATGGACGAGAATGATGTTCGTAAGATGCAGGTTGCGGGGATGTACCGTGATGTGGACTTGCAGGGTTCTTCGGACATGGAAGAAGATTCGGTTCGTCAGAAGGTCAACGAGCTTGAGGGTTTGTCTAAAAACTACAGCGATGATGTTCTGACAATTCTGGAGATGCATGCTGATCTGGACATTGAGGGGTTTGAAGATACGGATCCCATGACAGGTGAGCCTACTGGTATTAAGCTTCCGTATATTGTTACGATAGACGATACGTCTGGAGAGATCTTGGCGATCCGCCGCAACTATGCGATGGAAGACTTAGTCAAGCGCAAGCGCCAATACTTTGTTCACTACAAATTTACTCCGGGTCTGGGCTTTTACGGCTTTGGTTTGGTGCATATGATTGGTGGATTGGGCCGCGCAGCTACGAGTTTGCTGCGTCAGTTGATCGACGCTGGTACGTTAGCCAACCTTCCCGCTGGGTTTAAAGCCCGTGGAGTGCGTGTACGCAACGATGATGAGCCGTTACAGCCCGGAGAGTTTAGGGACATTGATGCGCCAGGTGGGAGCATCAGAGACGCTATTGTGCCTCTGCCCTACAAGGAGCCGTCAGCGACGTTGGCACAAATGCTTGGTGGATTGGTTAGTGATGGACGTAGGTTTGTTGCGTTAGCTGATCAGCAGATGTCGGACATGAATCAGGAAACGCCTGTGGGAACTACGGTTGCCATGCTGGAGCGTGGAATGAAGGTTATGTCGGCCATTCACAAACGGCTGCACTACGCGCAGAAGGCAGAATTTAGACTGCTGGCGCGTATCTTCGCGGAAAACCTGCCTCCGGAGTACCCCTACGAGGTGGCGGGTGCACCTTCTCAGGTTAAGGCGCAAGACTTTGACGCTCGGATAGATGTCCTCCCAGTCTCAGATCCGAATATATTCTCAATGTCGCAACGGGTTACGCTGGCTCAGACCCAACTTCAGTTGGCGCAATCCAATCCGCAGATGCACAATCTGCATGCGGCGTACCGCAGAATGTATCAAGCGTTAGAGGTGCAGAACATAGACGAGATTCTGCCTCCACCTCCACCTCCTCCGCAGCCCGCGGATCCGGCGGTAGAGAACGGGTTGATAATCAATGGTCAGAAACCACAGCCGTTTCCGCAACAGGATCATGACGCGCATATTCAGTCACACTTGGCTTTGCTTGAGTTATCTGTTTTACAGAACGCTCCGCCTGTGTTGGCATCGTTGTTTGCGCATATCTTGCAGCATGTGAGTATGAAGGCTCGTGAGATGGTTGATGCGGAGATAGCGGCTCTGAACGAGGAGCAGGGTATGAACCAGCAGTCCCAGCAGGAGCAGATGCAACAGATTCAGTTGTTAGTCCAGACGGGGGCGTTAGATCCTGCGTCGGCGCAGCAAATGATGATGCAGGCACAACAACAGGCTCCGGCCCAGTTGCAGACGCAGTTTGAACCGGATCAGGTTGAGGCACGAGTTGCTCAGGTTGAGGCTGAGTTGATCAAGGAAATAACGCCGTTGATGACGTACAAGGGCGCGGATGAAGGCAACGAAGATCCTTTAGTGGATATTCGCATGAAGGAGCTTTCGATCAAGGAGATGGAAGCCAATCACAAGGCGGCGATTGATCAAGCCAAATTGGAACTGGAAGGAATGAAGGTTGAGCAGCGGGCGGTAACGGACGCGGCTCGATTAGAGTTGCAGGAGCAGATTGCGGATGATCGGACTGATGTGAACCGCGAGCGCATAGATGTGCAACGTCAAGCTGTGGAGCAAAGAAATGCCTCTCAAGGAGGGTAAATCACAGGGTGTTATCAGCCAGAACATCAAGACAGAAATGGCTGCTGGAAAACCGCAAGATCAAGCGGTTGCTATTGCGTTGAGCAAAGCGGGTAAAAGTAAATATTCTTCTGGCGGTATGGTTAACAAGCGGTTCAGTCCGATAGCCCGACCACAGATGTTTGTCGGAGAGTTCTAGTGCTGTGCGCTCTCACCGCAGTGTTGGTGGGAATGTCGGGCGGAGACATGCACAAGGCGTGTGTGTACCGTTGTCCAAGGGAACTCTCTCATTTTTACTATCATTACCCGTACATTGTGCGGATACCGTATGACTATCGGTGTCCTTCTGTAGCCAGAGTGGGTAAAGTCACATGATAGAAGTTTTAGCATTGGCTGGGGCTGTCACTAAGATAGCTGGCGGTATTAGTAGTGCCGTGCAGGCAGGCAAGGATATGAATTCTATTCTGCCGCATTTTGGGAAGTTGGCAAAATTAGAAGCCGACATAGCTGTTGCAGAATCGGGCAAGCACAAGGGGCCACTCGGAAGACTTACTTCTAGTGAAGAGGAAGGCTTTGCTATAGCGCAAGCTAAGATGGCGCACAAAGAAGCTATGGAGACGCTTCGCAGCCATTGCCGTTTATATGGTCCCCCAGGCATGTGGGACTTGGTTGTGCGTGAGCAGGCAGAAGCAAGGAAGCGCCAGAAACAAGCCTTAGAAGCCCAAGCCGCTGCTAGGGATAGATTGTTTTGGGGTATTTCATTAGCGATAGGAGTTACACTTTTCTTGGGGGGAACCGCGGCAATGATCTGGGGCGTGGATAAACTGGCTAATGGCTGACGGTGTATCTGGAACAGGCAACGCGCCGTTTAACGTAGGCAGCGACATACACGCCCAAACAAGGGCGCGTGAGCGCATAGAAACGCATTTGGTAGAGCAACGTGTAGAAAAAGAGCACAGGGCCAATCACAGCCATTTAGAGGCTCTTGTAAAGCAAAGATTGGACTTACAGGA